GTACTAGCTGCTTGTGCAACAGGTGCTGGTGTAGCAGCAACAGATTCAGCAGTGAAACTTGACGTTCCAGCACTTCCACCTATTACTCGTAGGAATTTAGTTTTCAACTCGTCATACGATTTGAACTTATCTTCCGCTACTTCAGCATTAAGAGAATACATACCATTGTATAATGTCTCCATAACACTTTCATCTTCTAACCACTGAGATGATTCTTCAAAACCAGATTTATCATATTTAATAAATCCATCTGCCATACGTGACTTTAATTTAAAGTCGGCACCATTATATAAATCAAAAACGTTTACTGGTGTTTCGTCATCAAACTCTGGTGAACCAGTTGCTTGAATCATGTCGAAAATAGATTTGCCATACTTAAACAAGAATGTCTTACCTTCATTTTCTGGGAACTTTGCATCCTTAACAACGTAAATGTTAGATATAAACTGAAGACGACGTTTACGTCCACGGGCAATATCTTTATTTGAATCAATGTTAGAGTTCCACAATTCAGAATTTGCTTCTGATACTGGATCTTGCTGATTGAGTGTTGTTAATGAATTTTCAATGTACCATCCACCTTGACCTTTAAAACCATGTGAATACATTTTGACGAAAGGAAAGTCTTCACCATCAGGTGCGTCTAAGAAACGAATGATTGCATAACCATTCCCCGTCTTATCTCTTTCCAATTTCCAATACCGATCGTCAACGTATGAGTTAGACGTAGCACCTGATGCTGCATTTAACTTATCCATCATATCGGATACATTTTTACTTGAGTTACTTCTTTTCTTTAAGGCTGCGAATGCCATATTTACTTCTCCTATTTTAAGGTGCGATTTCTCACTTACCTATTTTTTGATTAAGACAATTAATGTCGTTTTATGCGGTTTTATTTAGAGTGGTCACCTACTGACATCCACTATTGAGCATATGCTCAAATTCTTACTTCTCAGATGTCTTCACTACTTTAAGTGGTGGAACATCTGCAGTTGGTGTTACAGGTGGTTCAGTACCTTCTGCAGCAGGTATCGGTGCAGGTGCTTCAGGACCATCCATGATTGCTTTAATTGCTTGAGCAAACCCTGCTCTTGCCATTTCAAGACGTTGAACTTCTTTGTCAATTGCTACTAAATGCTCAATTGAGATTTTAGCAACATCTGGTAAAGAATCAACTTCGTATTGTTTACCATCAATTCGAACTGTATTTTGAGTATTGATATCGGGTTGCGTCATACTATATTTCCTATATTAAGATTAATTTTGTTTTATTTATATACTAATCTATTAACAACTGTCGGTTAACTTCATAATATACCCCTATTATACTCTACTTTCATCCAAAAGTAAAGCGATAATTTGACTTTATTCAACTAAAAACGAAGGTTTTTTGATAATAAATTGAACTATCTTATTATAATCCTCCATTGCAGTCTCCTGGTCTGTATAATGTAGTTGTTCAACCACATCAACGGAATTTACCTTCTTACTAACTTTCAACGTAATGGGAGATTGCCTTTCAATACCTGCTAATTCACCCTCGTTGATATTAGATCTACTTACATCGTTCATTATCATTATACGAATACTCCTCTCATTATTTTTTCATATTTATTTTTATCAAAATTCATAAACTCGGAATACCTATCAAACTTGTATTGTGTTTCTGGATAGATGTACTCATCTGTTATTTGCTTTTTAAAGTTCTTACTGAAATTCAAAACTTGGTCCATTATAATATAAGTCTCAACTCTTATCATTTTCTGTTCAACAAACCTAAACAGAATTGGATGGTCACCATCTTTAATTTTAAAGAGGTCATCAAATGTTAAATTTCTATCTTCTAAAAACTCCTTAATTTCTTTAATATCCTGCTCAAAGGAATACGTTAAAGATTCAATTACCTTCAACCAACCAAAATAAACTTTTTCAGATTCTGCGTTATATAGGTCACCAATATATTTACCATCACCGACAACGAAATTCGCAACAAAAAATTGTAATAAATCGTGCTTCTTCTTGGAACCTATTGCTTCAAAATAAAATTTATCTTTTCGTCTTTGATATGTTTCTTTATTTACATTTTTACTTTTTCCATGGTACTTCACATAATTATAAACTACATTGGAATTAAAGTGTTGCTTAATTGAAACATATAATGTATATGCGTCAAATCCCGTCACAAAGGTAATTTACTCCTTGAATCTGTATCATTAATAGTATTATTTCTGATTGCTTCTTCACGTAATTTCTCCTGTAGAATTGGAGATATTAATTTAGATACTTGTTTCGGTTCTAACTCATTCTCTTGCATATAGTCTGCGATAGCATCAATGTATGAAGAATATCCATCTTTTGTTTGAGACTCAATGAGAATTTGAAATGCTTGTTGTCTTGTCACTTGCGTCATAATATAGTTTTCCCTCTATCGTTTTAATACTTCATTACATAAAGATTCACGTTGAACATCCGTAAATGAATCCCACCCTTGCAGTTCTGCAATAGTAAGTTTACAAATCTTACATCCACTGTAATCCTCATTCATTACATGACTTGTGCCAGTTGGACACGGAGATACCGCAATACACTGGCTGAGGAATTTTTCTTTTTGGTTTTCAGTCATACTCATGATACCATCCTTTTTAATGTTTTCTTAACAATCACCTTTACTATGTCAGAGTTTGGACCAAACAAATCCATGTATTCACAGAAGATTGGAGATTCGCTTATAAGAATCGTTGGCCAATTTAATAAACGTTTTGCAGCATCGGTTCGGTTATAAAGCTGTAAGAGATCCAATGCAACGTCATTGGCATATGCATCAATTTCATCGGGAATGGATAGATACACAATACGTTTTTGTTCTTCCGTCAAATTCTCCATATGAGATTGAATCTGTATTGTCGGTTGAAACCCAGCACGTGCTATTGTTTGTTCTCTGTGTATAATTTCGTGCTCCAAGGTTTGAATTATTTCGTGCTGTAGGAATTCCCACGCATTATTATTTATAATAATGACATCGTTCGTATCTCTTACAACTACTTCTAATTCAATATTAGATTCACTGTTCCAATCCTGATGATAGAAATAACCATTACAACTTGCAGTATTAACTGGCAAGTCTGCATCATCGGTTAACGAAACTTCAACACCCATGTCTTCAAATTGTACTTGTAAAATCTCAACTATATCTTCCCCTGACATTGGCACGTCCATGATTTGGTATTTAGCATTTTCAACTCTAGACAACATTATATTATAACAACCTCGTCTTCAGTTTCAATCCAAACCTTTGCTCCACATGGTAATGGTTTGTCTGGACTATATACAACTTTAGATGGACCAGTAAGAATAACCTCATGACCATACTTGTTTTCTTTATAAGTCTTACAAGTCAACACAGGTTCTCTTTCTCCTGTTTTGGAATTCCTTTTAATAACATGTTGATTAACATGTATTCGAGTTTTCATATTTAAGCGTTTGCTAAATTACTTTTAAACTCTTTTATCTCCATTGAGTTATCAGACTCGTCACGATATCCTTCCATGTATTGTTGATGATACTGCATAAACTTAACATTGTCACTTTTCAATACTTGGGGATCTTCATCAAATTCCGATGCTACCCAACCTGCAACATAAAAACGATTTTTACTTCGTAGGTGGGAGTTCCTATCTTTTTTGGTTATAATCATTAAATAGCTCCCGTACAAATAGAACGCATAGTTCCGCAACCATAACATACACCACAGTCTTCTTTCTCAACAACCACAGCACTCTGTTTTGCCTTTAGTTTCTTAGCAAGTTTGGCAGTTTCATTCAACGATTTCACTACCGATTTAGAACTATTTCTTAAACTTTCAAACATATTATCTCCTCTTTTTTTCATAATATACTACTATTATACCCTACTTTGTTCCAAAAGTAAAGCGATATTTTGATGTTTTTTCAACTTTTATTTCACAATATAACACCTATTATACTATACTTTCACCGAGAAGTAAAGCGTTTACTTGGAAATTATCCTAAATATCAGTATAGGAGAAATATATTATGTTTGGAATACCTTTAGAAATTATATCGATGCTTCTGTCCACCATTCTTGGTGGGTTTATGAAGATGAAAGCGATGCAACAACAAGATAATGCAGAACGTGATAAGTTAATGCTCGCACGAGTGGCAGCCACTGAGAAGTCACGACAACGTGCAGCAAGAATGAATACACCGAGTGCCAATTGGGCAAGAAAGTTTATAGTAATCTGCCTCATGGTCATGGCAGGATTTATACTAATCGCACCAATGCTATTCCACGCCCCCACCAACGTATTATCAGAAGAGATCCATGGTTTTAAAATCTGGTTCTTGGACTTCACGTGGGCAGAACCTGTATGGGTACAACTACAGGGAGTTGTAACTCCTGAGTGGTTACCATACGCAATTTTAAATGTGCTCGGTTTCTATTTTGGAACTGGAGCAGTAACTAGGAGATAGAATGGAGATGTTAATTAATTATTGGCAATTTACTATATTTGGAGTATTAGTTTTAATCGGATTCCTAATATCAATATTTGATAAAGGTGTTGATTCCAATATAACTTTTAAAACAACTGGTATGCCGAACATGAAACCAATTAGTATTCCCACGAAAGGGAAGGGATTCTTTGGAGGAATTAAAGTTTGGTTGTTTGTTACTCGTAAATGGGAAATCACTAAAGACTTCCATTACTCAATAGACGGTGAGAACTTTGTAATTCCTAAAGGATTCAAATTTGATGGTGCTTCGGTTCCTAAATTTTTACGTTCTTGGTTATCACCAATGGGTGTATTATTGATTGGTGGATTAGTCCATGACTATGGATACAAATACCAAACATTGTTATTAAAGGGAAGGAAAAACAGTAACGGTATTCACGACCAGAAATGGATGGATACAACTTTTAGAGATATTAATATTGAAGTCAATGGTTTTAGAACAATTAATTATTTGGCATATTGGGCATTAAGAATTGGTGGGTTTGCAGCATGGAACGGTCATCGTAAAGTAGATGCGCAATGGGATGATGAATAGGAGTATATGGACTTTGTTACACTTATTGGAGAAGTAGGATTTCCTATTGCTGGTGCGCTGGCAGCAGGATATTTCGTATTCCTTACAATTAAATTTATACTTGCAAGCGTTACTGGAGGTGTAAAAGGACTCGCCAATATCATCGGTGCTCTAGATAATAGAGTACAAACGATGAACAATGATTTAATTAAGATAGATGCTTTAATGAGTTACTCGTTAGGAGTCAGACCAAATGTTGACAGACTTGCAGCTAATGAAGGTAAGAATGATGCAAGAAAAGACTGACGTTATGGATATTGGGCAAATAGTATCAGACTTCGGATTTCCTATTGTGGCAGCAGTTGGTATGGGATATTTTATATTCTATATCTGGATTTGGACAACAAAGGAAGTTAAACCAGTCATCAGTTCTGCTTCAAAGACTCTGATTAAATTGGTTGATAGAGTAAGGATGTTGGATAACGATATGATACGATTGAATACAAAATTACAAATGGTTTTAGAATACCAGAAGAAGTCTGGCATAAATCATGATAGTGACATCGAAGAATTCCTGGCAAAGAACGCATCAACGTC